GCTGCCATTATAGGAGAATTAAATGCTGTTGACTGTATTTCAATGTTTGGATTATCATTCAACAGATTAAACAGTTCTATAGTTTTTTCTCTGGTTATACCATCACGCTCTTTAGGACCAATCAAAAGTATTACTCGATCTACTTGTGCATCTTGTGCATACCTATTAGCCAGATCTAAATGTGCTCCGGTTAATGGTTTAAACCCGCCTGGAAAAAGTACTGTTATGTTGTTCATTGAATTCTTTTTATATAAATATGATTAGTTAAATTATGATACCGGGCCACCTGATAATGGTGCTAATGATCCTCCTACAACTCTACTAGTTCTATACACAAAACTCTTTGCTTTAAATACATCAGTAGATACACCAGCTGTTGTTCGTCTAATAACATTATATACGCGAACATAATATCCTTGAAAATTTGTTATACCACCAACGAAATTTGTTTTACTACCTCCTTCGATGCTACCTGATGCTGCAGTATCAATTGTAGTAATCGTTGAGTTGACTAATGCTGATGGTGTACTCCACAAATCATAACCAGTAGTAGTACCAGTACTGGAAGTTATACTGGCAGATTGGATAAACCATTGACTTTGTATTGTACCATCAGTTGTTCCAGAATTATTTGTAAATTCATACATGAATGATACTTGCATACTGGTTTCACCTGGTAAAATAAACGTTTCAAATATTGATGCCGTTTGTGGAGATGATGTTAAATTACCAGTATATGAAAATTCATTTCTATCAAAATATACAACTCGGCCGACATTTATTCCATCAACGTATTCTGAATTTGAATCGAATAGTACATTACCGCCGTTAACAGCAATAAATGCCGATGCAGTAACATCGCCGTCTGCGGTTAAATAAAATCCACTCGATGAAATTTCTAAATTACCATTACTGCCAGATATATACTGTGAGTTAGGATCTCCAAAGAAAAATGTTTCAGTGTGCACATCTAATTCAGATGGATTCGTTGCATATCGAAAATAGTTATTAGCATCACCATATAATTCTAAACCAACACCGCTATATGGTACGCCTCCTTTAGTACCAGCTGATCCACTTAATGCAGACCCAGACCAAATTAAAAATCCTGGAAATCCTGTGGCAAATCCTTCATATCCTAACGATCTAATAAATCCTGTGTCTTTGTATCCAGAAATTGCTACACCTGATGACAATGAATCTGCAACATACAATGATCCGGTAAGCATTGAATAATCGCCATCAATGTAACGATTTCCACCTTGCCAGTTTTTATTGTATGCATAACTTATTTGTTTGCTTTTTTCTCCATTAACATTGTAATATTCAGTTTTAAACGAAAGCTGGTTGTCTGATTTATGTGTAGTTGGTACTAAAGTACGAATTCTAGTGTAATTAGGAGAATATCCAGCATCATTGTCAGTAGTAGTTCGTATATCAGCAACTTGCCATTCTCCTTGTTCTACAACTAAAAGTAAAACAGCTTGTCCGGTATTGTCTGCAGTAAAACTAAATACTCGATCATCGATTCTTTGATTATCCGTAGTAACTTCTATATCGCCAATACGTTTACCTAATCGAACCGGCAATTCTGTATTGAAATAATCGGTTGAATCGAAATTAAATGCACTTCCAGATAAATACAATGCTATTTTAGGATTATCCGTTCCTAATCTAGTGCCCAATGCATCCAATGTTATTTTGTATTCAGATCCAGCAATGAATGTGCCTTGATATGTAGATTGAATTTGTGCTACAGAAACTGCATTCCTGGCACTGATGTTGGTTGCATTTTGTATGCGCATTGCACCATTAAGTGATGCGGTGGTATATGTTAATGTTGGCGCTGTCGTTTCTGTGAAACCTTGATAGGTATGTGCCTCCCAATATGTATTGATTATGCTTTGTGATGTGAATAATCCTATACTTCGATCTGGCTCGATAGATGATGTGCTAGTTACAAATATTTCCGTTTCATCTAATTCTATATCATTTATCTGTTCCCATGTACCAACCGTACCTTTGTTGTTCATGAACACTTTAACTCTGGAAATATCTCCGGTTGCTGGATCTAAATTTTTAATTTCAATCAATGCAAATGACTGTGAATTTTCAGTTGCAGCATACTGTGGCGTTGCTTCATATGTTAATGAATATGCAGAATAATCAAATTCACGATATGTATGTGATGAAATGCTCTGGCTGCTAAGAACCGTATAATCTGCGTCTAACAATGCTAAGGTTGGACTTAATATCTTTTTAATAGTAGATTCATATACCGTTGTAGATGGAGTGTATTGGGGCGTAGGCGTAGGATTAGTAGGTGCGTTTACTGTAACTGTGCCAGTAGACATATCATTAGTAAAAAATCCTCCGGTAATTTCTAATGCCGGCTGATTGTTATACATGAAATAACGTACCTGGCCTGCGGTATAAGTTGGGAACTGTACGGAACCAGAGTATATTCTATCTAATTGTACTCCTACTTGTTCTGTTACAATTAATTCTGGAGCAGTTTCGAAAATAATTTCTGATATGTTAGATACATTAGGATTAACTGGCACAGATCTGGACCATTTTACATTTGATCGTCCTTGCCATTCTCTCGGAACATTTACTGCTTCAGCTGTTAAAGTTATAGTGCAATCTCCCGGGGATGTTTCTTCATAAATGTATATTGCAATGACACGAGACTTATCTTCATCCACATAGTCTATAACTTCAGTGTAAATTGGATCACCATTATAATCCAGTGCTTCTATATTCAAATATCCACCAGTACGTAAGTTGGATGGATGTCCTCTTAGTTTGAATAAATTTTTACCGGCAGTGAGCCGTGTAGGAAATTCAGTAATTTGAAAATAATCAGGAGATGTTAATGAAGTATCCTCAAACCAAACCGGCGTAAACTGTAAACCTTTATAAACTGCCTCTTTGCGTTTCATTCACTGATATTCTTTTAAATATAAATATCAGGTATGGCAAATCTGGCTGTATCCGTTTATCTTGTTAACTTCAATTAAATTGTTCACCATATCTCGCATACTATCAACATGACTAATGATAATTGAAAAATCAAATTTAGTTCGGAAATATTCAAACAAATTAACTACTGCAGAAATATGTTCAGAGTCTAATGATCCCCAACCTTCATCGATCGCAATAAAATTAGGACGTGGTAATGCTGATACATTGATAAGTGCTATACGTATAGCCAATGATGAAATGAATCGCTCCATTCCAGAAGTTAATTCTAATGGCCAGAAATTATCTTCATCATAAATAATGTATCCGTTGATGTTTTTTCCATCAGTTTGCAACACCATGTTAAAATCCACAACCTGATTAAGCACATTGTTGATTTCTGTTTCTATTTTAGGAATTGCTTTTGAAATCAATTCATACGGAACGCCATCACGTTTAACTGATTCTAAATAATATTCATATGCTTTGTATTCAGTTTCTAACTGCTTGTATTTATCTAATTGATCAATAGCAACAGATTTGTTAGTTTTTGCTACTTCAATTTTACCATGCAGTGACCGTATAGTTTCTGTGATAGTTTTTATCTGTTCGTTAATAGTTTCAATTTCAGTTTTACACTCTGAAATGCTTGAATCAATTTCATGATTATGCACTATTGCAGATTCATTTGCTCGGAATGATTCTTGTCGTTCCAAACATGTTTCTAGTTCCGATTCACGAGTTTGTAAATCATTTTCCAGAATCTGCAGTATCAATTCTTTGCGATCAATTAAATTTTTAACATTGCTGATGTTTTGTTTCAGAGTGTTTAGTTCTGAAAACTGGGTTTCATATGTTTTTAAATTTTCAATATCTGTTTGAATTTGATCATATCGAATCATCATTTCATTTAGTATTGATCGATCTGTATCAATCGTATCTTGGGCTTCAAGTGCATCTTGTACGAATATGTTAGATGTACAGTATTTGCAGTTTGGATCATATTCATGAGATTCAAGATGTTGAATTTTTGTTTCTTTGGCATCGATTACTCCTCGTTGGTCTTTCATTCGATCTCGAATATCATCAAACTGTGTTCGAAGATCTTGTAACTCTGAAATTTTAGTTTGTAACTCTGTTAAATTGTAATTGTTTTTTACTTGAAATTTATAATCTGCAATGTCATCTGCATATCCGGTTATTTCAGATTCAGTAGCATCAATATCTTGTTGTAGTTGCTCAATGGTTTTTGTTAATGCCGTTTCATCTTCTCGAAGTTTGCTAATACCAGGCCCGGTATAAGTTGTAGGAAGTTTAGTTTCAATCAGTGCCAAAATTTTGTTTTGAAGTTCATTTCTTCGTTCTTGCAAAACATCTTCTTGTTGTTCTAAATCAATTATGGTTTGTTGGTTGGTTGAAATGATTTCATCACTCTCTGTAATAATAATATCAAAATCTGTTTTTTTGTATGTTTTTAATTTACCAGCAGTTTCTTTGATTTCATCTGCAGCTAACTGATACAATTGTTCAAACACGGTAATGTCTAAAAACTGTGAAAGAAGATCTTTGCGTTCTCGTTGTGACTTTTCAATAAAATTGTTGTTGTCTGCCTGCAATGAAAATGCTGTTAAAATAAAATCATCATATGTGCCTAAATAACGACGAATATTTTTGTTCGTGTCACTACGTTCTTCACCATTTAAATTTTCGGAATCCGTGAAAAATTCTACATTAACTTTAACATGTCCGTTTTTTTGTTTGATGCCTTCTCGTATAATGGTGTATGTTACACCGTTCAATTCAAATTTAAATACTCCCCGGAACGAAGTTTTTTTGTTGTTTAATACTTCGGATGCTTTACCTGTTTTGCTGCACTTATCAAATATAGTGTATGTTATTGCATCTAACAAAGAAGATTTGCCTGAAGTATTTGCTGCAAATAACCCACATACATCTTGAAGTGATTCAAACATAACTTTGTTACCTTCGCCGTAAGAAAACATGTTTTCAAATTCAAAAGAAACCGGATGCCATGTTACGTGTCGCACGGATTCAATTGCTGGTAGTTTTGTGTTTATGGTGCGATTAATGTATCGAATTGCATCAGTTTCTTCCGGAGTTGCTTGTGGAAAATTCACTGAAATAAAATCAGTTATCAGTGTGTTTTGATATTCTACATCTCGCACATTACCAATAGTAAATGATGCCGCGGCGCCAACATTAACAGCCGCAGTGTTTCTTTGAATGGTAATGTCTTGCACATCATACTTTTTGCGAATTGTAGCAATAAGTTTTTTCATGTCTGCTGCAGCAGTATCAGTAAACTTGATGCGGATCCTGGGTTTTTCTGGAATTCGGTGCGGAGCTTTTACTATTTTAGTTCCTTCAACTTCCAATGTTACATATCCATAATCATTGTGTATAACTTCAAATTTTGCAGTGCGGTCTGGTAAGTCCCATACCAATATTCCGTGGTCTAATGCTTCTCCGTAATTTTGTTGAATAAGACTGCCTGGATATGCAATAGTACCGGCTTCATTTAAGAATTGTGCAGGTTTATGTATATCTCCTAACAACACAATGTCATGACCATCAAATAAATCTACACCTACATGTTCGTTTGATATCTGATAGCCGATATCTGTTTTTGCTGAATTAACCG